ATCTAAAACAGGAGGACTATCCGAATCTATATCACTATCATCGTCTTGCCATTCTAATCCCAATAAATGTTGTTGTAAATCATCAGGATCTTTCTCTTGCCAATATTTCACAAAGTCTGCGCTTACAGTACCTACAGTAAGTTCACCACCGTATCTTTCGCCAACTACTCTAAATTTTCTTTTACTCATGATTTTTTAACTCATCAATTCAAAATGTGGTGCATGTTTAGCTTTAACATGCCGTTGTAAATTATTGTTAAACATCTTATCACAATGTGGACATTTAACATATGGTTTTGCTTTCCATCCTTCTTTCATACGCTGTTTTCTCCATTCAGAGTGTTTTTGGTTTTCCCAATCTTTTTTAACTCGTTTGCTGGTTTCTTTTGATTGATTCAAAAGAGTGTTACTAATTTTTTCTTTCATTTCATCGGTAATATAATTACCTTCTTCAATTCTTCTAGCAACAGCTTTTTTCATTTTTTCTATAGTCTCAGGTTTGTGCTTTCTACCTGTCCAAACTATTTTTGACCTCTCACCCACTAATCGTTTCCATTCATCATTATATGAAAAACCAACAAAACCACCTGTTTTTAAATTATAGCAATTAGGATCATCAACAAGTTCTTGTGTAACAAGTTCTGATTCTTTAATTGCTGCCATTTCTCTAGTGTAAAGAAAATAAAGAATTTCTCTTTTAAAATTTTCTTTACCATACTTTTTAATTGCAAGACCTAAATGTTTACCTGAACCAATATAACCATCATTTAAATTGTTTGTTGATCTTATGCCAATATAATATTTCTGATTTTTTAGATTAGTTGTTTTGTAGACAAAATGGTATCTATGATAAATAGACATATGCTGATACTCCTTGTAAGTATTAGAGCCATTGGATGTTTGCTGCATCGTGAATGGCATCTGAACAAGATATTCAGATATATCTATTTATAAAAATCAGTTTTTCAACTTCATGACAATTCTATGTGGGGGCAATCCAGGAACGGTCTTTTTCCTTGGCTTCTTCTTACATCAATATAATGATTCATAGCTTCTTCTGCTGTTCCTTCCCATTCTCTCAAGTCAGAAACGGTCCAAGCGGCTCCCCAACGAATAGATACACCTAATTCAATTGCGGCAGCTTTCATAGCATCTGCGATTTCATCATAGACATTTAATTCCCAACATCCTCTTCCTCCGATATATGCCATTAAATCTACGGCATCTCCAGTTAGATGTTTTGATTTCATTGTTTTAGATGCTCCTTTTTCAACAAGGGCTTTTTGCTCTTCTTCTGTTCTCAATCCTTGAACCACTCCAAAATCAATCGTTGTCAATTCAATTGCTCTTTTAACAACATCAACAAGTTCTGGTTTTACACCATCTAGTCTGTCTAAAGACCGTTGAGAAAGTTTATACATATAATTTCCTATCTAAAATTGTTACAGTATGGTCTAACGTTATCATTCAAACCTTCATAATTAGTTTCACATAATCGTTTTAAATTATCATAGTGAAAACTTGAGTACTCTGCAGATGTATTTAAACTTGTATAATAACCAAGTAACCAAATAACATATAATGCTACACAAAATAAAAATGTTTTTCTATAAGTCGATGAATCTTTCATGATTATTTTTAGAATGAGTATATAGAAAAACATATCCAGGAAGAGTATTGTTCTTCCAAGATATGTCACCAACTTTGATCATACCATTTCTTTCATAAAAGTCAATAGCTTTTTTATTATCTGCACGTACTGAAAGAAATAATCGTTCTTCTAAATTATTTACGAAATCTTTAAATACTCTTGTTGCTCTACCATCTCTGAACTTGGTGACTATTTGGTGCAGAATATAATCACCAGCATTCGCATGAATAGTACCCAAACGTGTTTTCTTTTTATATTGATTATAGACTATCACTACATCGTTATGAAATATAACATTATCTTTAGCTAAGTTTCTTTCTAAGTAATCTTTTCTTATATGCGGAAAGATATTACGATATAATTGAAATATTTTGCTTATTTCTTTACAGTCATTCAATGTTCCTTTTTTTAAGTGTGTCATAACCTTTAGCATGAATTTGTTTAAACGTTTCTCTATCTATAAAAATATATTCATATCTTGTCATACCGAATTCCTTTAAAGCGTTGAGTACATCATCAACATCAAAATCCTTACATGAATATAAATCAAATTGGACATAAGGTGGTAATGCTTCATCCCAAATATGCAATGAACATGAACTTGTTGTGAGTGCAGCAATTGCAGTGACTCCCTTATTATTCTCTTGATCACAATAAGCAACTTGTGGTTCAATTAGAATAACCATACCAACATCGTGTATCAGCCTCCGCATCCAATCTTCAATAAATTTTAAATCTTGCAATAGCGGAGTTCCTGCAACTTCTGCTTTGACAATTAAATGTTTATGCTCAAGTTCCATTATACACCTGTCGAACCAAAGCCACCAGTTCTGTCTCTTTCAACTGGAGGTATATGAACTTCTTTTATAATTGTTTTTACATTCTCTACAAGTTCACCTTGGCAAATTCTCATGCCGTGTGTGATATCAAAAGGAACTTTTGATGTATTTTCTAAAAGAATGAAAGTTTCATTTACATAATCAGAATCAATTACGGCTTCTTGATTTACTAAAACTATTCCATTTTTTAAAGCAAGTCCAGACCTTGCGTGTAGACGCACACTGTAGCCTTCTGGAATATCAAAAATAATTCCAGTTGGAATCATTGCACGAAATCCGCAATAGAGCCTCACTGTATCATTATAAACGGGTATTGCCGTAACATTTTCTTGATTATCTGTATATGCTTTTACTTTTTCAGTATCTACGGTTGATGCACACATATCGAAACACGCAGAACCATTTGTTGCAAAAATTGGCAACACAGCATGTTGATTTATTCTATAAACGCCTAAGTTCACAGTTTCTCCTTTCACAACTTTCCAGTTTTCCATAATTATCCTTTGTTTATTTTTAAAGGACTGTTTTTATTATATAAACAGTGATTATACAGAATCTGAGTTTTTTGTTCAGTTGTCAGATTTGTATTTTTAAGAACATCAACAAATTCATTTATAAATTTTTGACGATTAAAAGAATCTACTTTGATAGAATCTTTTTTTCTTTTTTTGAAAGGTGTTGTTTTTTCCATAATGTTTCACTTGCAAATAATGTTTGATGAAATTAGTTTTTAGATCCTACTTGATATTTAGCAACAAGTTCCCACTGAGATTTTTCTTTATGAGGAATAATTTTAATTTGAGAAATAGGTACTAGAGGTTCTTCTACTTGATTCAAATCTTTAATTTCCACAAGACTCCAATCATGTAATAATTTGGCAATTGTATTTCTTCTGGCTAAATCAGATTCTGTGAAATTACTTTCTTTACCATCTAATTTGAACAATTCTTTAAAAGATAGAATTACATATCTACCACGTTTATGCAAGATATGACATGACTGATAAAGTTTTTTTTCTTTTTTAGAAGCGATGCCAATTCTAGTTAAAGTTTCTCTTACTTTTAAAAAATCATCCTGACTTTTTAAATCTACTTCCACGCCAACTCCACGAAATATATCTTCGTTCATATCATCATCAGTTAACATAAAATCTCCTTAATAATTTATTTTTATATACAAATGTTATTACATCTTATATATTTATATTTTTTTATTTTTCTACCACACCATAAGTGAGTGATTTTTCTATTTCTTTTATTTGACTTTCATTTAATAGAGATAGAAACTCGGTAGCTTTTTTTAAGGAAACATTATAAAACTTAGATATCATTTCTATTTTATCTTCATCTTTTTTCATCCATTCAGCAAATCTTTTACGTTTGCTAATACCATAATAATAAAAATCATACTCCATTTTATTATTCAGTGCTGGATATAAATTCATTTCCTTAACAAAAAATATACAATCTTGATAACTCGCAATTGCTTTTGTAACTATATATGATGAATAATTTTCTAAATTATCTCCGAGATAAGGCTCTTTTATATTAATTGATTTAACATAATCAAAAAGATTTATTTGTTTGGGTTTTTCTAATTCATATTCAACATCCTCTTTGTTCTCTAATCCAAATACATTTGTCATATTTCCTCATTTAAATTCAATGGGTAATGACATAAGTTCAACAATACATGCAAGAGTATGAATTTCTTTATCAACTGCAAAAGTAGATTCAAATCCATACTTAGACAAAATTAAAATAATGTCTGGTATAGATTCTGATTTTGCTTTTTTCATAAGTTCTTCATACAAAGCACGATATAACTCCTGTTCTGTGCCATGCCAACTTTCTAAAATGAATTTTCTAACTGCTTGAAATTTTTTATTTTCAATAGATTCTAAAAGCGCACTGATACTATCATTTTGAACATTAGATAATATTTTTTCTGACAATGTACCACTTGCACTATATCTTTGCAATTCATTAATACATCTACGAAAGTCTGGAAAGAAATGAACAATTGCATGTTGAATAAGTTTTTTATCATATTCTATATTTTCATTTTCTAGAATTTGACAAATTCTTTGATAAAATTCACCTGCAAGTTTTGGTTTTTCTTCTTTTGGAAATTTGAATTCAATTACTGCACATCTTGACTGTAATGGTGCAATAATTCTTTGTGCTTGATTTGCAGTCATTACAAATGAACAATTAGATGAAAACTTTTCAAAAAAGTTTCTAAGTGCATTTTGACTTAAATCTGGTAAATGGTCTGCTTCATCTAATATAAGCATTTTCCTTCTACCATCCATAGACATAGCTGAACAAAAATCAGTCATCTTTGTGCGAATAACATCTATGCTTCTTTCTTCAGAGGCATTGATCATCATCACTTCTAAATTCAATTGATGTGCAATGGCAAGAGCAGCACTTGTTTTGCCTGTGCCGCCTGATTGTGAATGGAAAAGAAAGTTTGGAAGACTTCCTTGTGCAACAAAAGATATTAGTGTGTTTTTAATATCTTCTGGTAAAATCAATTCATCTACATTTTTTGGTCTATACTTCTGTACCCACAAAAATTCATCACGAATAATCATAACAAACTCACTGATTAAATATTTTTCATATTACGTTGAGTATTTTCGATAGTAAGT